TCAGGCGTCGGCGGGCGTGACGGCGACCGGGACAACCGCGATCACCCTCGACGAGATCATCGACCTGCAGCATTCCATCGATCCCGCATATCGCGGGAATGGCCGTTGGATGTTCCATGACAATGTGCTCAAGTACCTACGCAAGCTCAAGGACGGCGACGGTCGCCCGTTGTGGATGCCGTCGCTGATCGAGGGTCTGCGATCGACCCTGCTCGGCGATCCGTACGCGATCAATCAGAACATGTCGAGCACGATCACAGCGAGCGACATCACGGCGCTGTACGGTGATTTCTCACAGTTCTATGTTCGTACTGTGCTGAACCCCGTCCTGCTCATGATCGACGACTCGCTGCGCGAGAAGTTCCAGTACGGATATGTGATGTTCCAGCGTATGGGCTCGATCCTGTCCGATACGGCCGCGGTCAAAAAGCTCACTCAGGCCGCATCCTGATATCATCCACCCGGGTCGATCGAAAGGTCGGCCCGGTCATTCCACTCAACAACACGGAGACACGACATGTCGAACACACTGAAAATCAAGCTGCTCACTTCAATCGTGAACGAGGGCGTCGGTCACGCATACGGCGAGACGGTCGAGCTCGGCGAGGGACACGCCGTCCGTATGTGTTTGAGTGAACAGGCAGAGCCCGTGGGATTCGATCTCGCCGACTCGAGGTTCGATCAGTATCGTTCAGGGGATCAGGTCGACGCCGACGGCAGCAAGGATGCGAGCGCACCCGTCGACGCCGAGCCGGATAGCAGCGACAGCATGGACGCTGACGCTGACCCTGAACCTGACGAGCTCGAGGGAGATCTCGAGGACGCTGACGGAGATCTCGAGGACGCCGAGGACGCTGAGGCAGAACTCATCGACGAGCGAGCTGTCTCGAGCACCGAGGGCGACGAAACCGCGGAGGGTTGATCTATGGTCCCGTGGTCACTGACAACAACCTCGCGAACAGTCGCAAGTGTCATCACGACCGCGGACGCTAAGGATCATCTGCGGGTAGACAACAGCGACGAGGATTCGCTCATCGACAGACTTGTCCTCGCCTCGATCGACGCTATCGAGGCGAGGATTCGCTCGTCTATGGTCCCCGCGTCGCTGATCCTGCTCGCTCCGAGGTTCCCGACATGCGCCGGGTATTTCGCATTGCCCCGGGCGCCGGTCCGCTCGATCACTTCGATCACATATGTCGACAGCGACGGGACGCAACAGACGATGGACGGGTCTGACTATGTGCTCAACGGAGACGAGAAACCCGCAACGGTGGGTCTCTCAGATCCGAGCTCGGTCCCGTGGCCGACAGATCTCGCAAGCCGACGCGACGCTGTTCGCATCCGGTACGAGGCGGGACCCGCGACGATCAACGATGTCAGTGATTCGCTCGTCGCCGCGACGATGCTCATGATCGGGCACCTGTACGAAAACAGACAAGCGGTCGTGACAGGCACGATCGCGACCAAAGTGCCCGACGCGGTCGAGGCGCTGATCGCGAGGCACCAGATCCCGAACGGGGAGCTAGGGGTTATCGATGGCTGACGGATTTGAAAACAACAATGCGGGTCTCGAGTCGCCCGTCGAGAACGGCGCCTCGGTCACACCGAACGACTCGACAGACCTCCCCACGACCTCGCGAGCTCTCTGGGTGGGGACGGGCGGGACGCTCGTTCTCACGCTCAAGGGCGGGTCGAGCGTCATCCTGCAGAATGTCCCTGACGGTTCGCTGTTGCCCGTTCGCGCCTCGAGGGTGTTGAGCACGGGCGGAACCGCATCGAACATCGTCGCGCTGTGGTAAGCAATGCCGTACGGAACGATCGGAAATCTCGACCGTCGAATCACGATCAAAGCCCCCGTCGAAACGCGGGGGCTTGGCGGTGCGCCAGAGCAGCAAACATGGACCGAGTTCGCGACTGTGTGGGCTGCATTCCAGCCGGGCGCCGGGGGCGAGTCATTTGTCGACGATGAGCGACGAAACCGCGTCACAGCTAAGTTCATGATTCGAGACATCGACGGTCTGAACAACACCATGAGGATCGAGTTCGACGGGCAGGATTGGGAAATCGTTTCAATCATGCCGACCCAGCGTGGGCGGGCGATCGACATCGACGCGGAGCTCGTCAACTATGAACCCAACCCGAGCTGAACATGCCGAGCGCAATCAAACAATACGAGCGGGGATTCGATCAGCTCTCGAGCAAGGCGATCGCAACGATGCGACAGGATCTCGACGATATCCGTCGCCGCATGAAGTCGATGAGGGACGAACGCACGACGACGAACATCATGAGGACATCGGTACTCGCTGGCGCTCGAGTCGTTCGCGATCGAGCTCGAGAGAATGTCGTCGAGCGTACGGGCGAGCTGAAACGGAGCATCATCGCGAGAACCCGGCGGCGCCGACGCGGAGAGGATGCGATTCTCGCGACGACGACGATCAACCCGAAAAGCCGGTCGCGTCACATCGCTCATCTTGTGGAGCACGGGACCGAGCCGCACGAGATCAAATCGATCAAAGCGGTCCACCCGGGCGCCGAGCCGCATCCGTTCATGCGGCCAGCGATCGACGAGAACCCTGACGAGATCCTGCAGGCGATACTCGACAAAGCTCGCGAGCGATTGGAGAAAGTCAATGTCTGACACGAACGCGATCGAGGACGCGATCTATACCCACCTGATCGACGATTCGGGGATCTCGGCGATGATCTCCGACAGGGTGTATGGCGCAAAGCTCCCCGAGCGGGCGACGATGCCCGCGATCATGTTCCGTCGGATCTCAGGCAGCCGGGAAGTCGTACACAACCCGGATACGAGCGGTTCGTACTGCATGTCGCGATTCGAGTTCAATGTCTACGGCGGGACATATGCGGACGCTGTCAACCTCGGTCGACTTGTTTCATCGCTGTTTGACGGGTTCCGTGGTACAATGGGGACGGATACTCGCACCCACGAGGTCGATCAGATCGAAATCGGTCAACCCCGAGACAACTGGGACGATGATCTCAAACGGCATCGACGACAGTTCGACGCGATCTTTCATCACCGAGAAACATGAGGACCTGAACAATGGCAGCAACACAAGGAAAAGGCGGATTCGGCACCCTGCTACAAGTCGGCGACGGCGGTGGTCCCGAAACATTCTCAACGGTCGCCGAGATCGTCGATGTCGTCCCGGGCGATGTCTCGCTCGAGACGGCGGACGCGACGCATATGGAATCGCCGAGCGGGTTCCGAGAGCGGGTCGCGACCCTGCTCGACTCAGGCCCCGTCACGGCGCGTCTGAACTGGATCGGCGGCGACTCGACACAGGCGGGTCTGCGAACTGACCAGACCGCAAAGACCCTGCGAAACTTCAAGATCGTCGCTCCCGGCGCGGCGTACGAATGGACATTCTCGGCGTTCGTCACCCGGATCGGTGACGCGACACCGATGGGCGATGTCATCCGAATCGATGTCGAGCTCACCCCGAGCGGCGTCAAGTCGCACGGCGCGGTGTCGTAAAAAAATCAGTGTGCGCGCTGCCCCCGGGTCGGTGTGGCGTCATCCGTTGGCCCGTCGCGTGTATCATGCACGCGACGGGTTTTTTATTCGCAACGCTCAACAACGGAGAAAAACACATGAGCAGCAAGAAAGAAACAATCAAGATCGGCGCCCACGAGGTTTCATTCGGACCCATGACGATCATGAGGATCGAGCAGCGGACCGGCATGACCGCGGGGGAGATCCTCGGGTATGTCCAGCGCAAGCGGTCCGAGATCCTCGAGAAACACGAGTCGGGCGACGAGCACGGCGCGGGCGTCCTGAGCTTGGTCGCGATGGGGAACATCACGCTCGCAATGAAGTTCGTCGGCGCCGCCCTGAATGTCAGCGACAAGGTCGTCGAGGTCGATCACGGCGACGACATCATCAGCGTGTTCGGTAAGATGATCTCGCCGTTCTCTCGCGCTGTGGTTCGGATGACCGGATCTGACCCGGACGCGAACGACCTCGAGGGCGACGAGGGCGACCCGGGAAACGCGAGCGAGGGCGACGACTCATCGACATCGTCGCCCGAATAAGTGTCGAGACAGGTCTCTCGCCGAAAGAGGTCCTCGAGTGTGATTCGGACATGTTCGGCGCATTGGTCATGGCGGTCAGGGATAAGAACCGGCGTGTCGACACCCGGGTCGGACTGATCGCGTCTGTCGTTTATAATGTGCTGACAGGATCAAAGACCGAGCCGTCGACATGGTTCCCGTGGATCGCAAACGATGATGGGGGACCAGAGCAGGCAGACGAGGCCGATGATGAAAGCATGATCTCAAAGCTCACCGAGATATTCGGAGACCCTGACAATGGCTGACAAGTTTCTCGGGACACTCAGAGTCGACCTCGTCGCGTTCGCAACAGGATTCGAGCAGGGGCTCGACCGGGCGTCCCGAAAGGTCAGCAAGTTCGGGCGAGACACCGAGAAACAATATCGCGCGATCGGTCGCAGTCTCACGCAGAACATCACCCTCCCGGTGTTGGCTGCGGGGACTGCGGCCGTCTTTGCGTCTGACAAGATCGCGAAAGCACAGCGCAGCATTCAGGTCGCGACCGGGGCGACGGGCGAGGACCTCGCCGAGCTGAACAGCATCCTCGAGAGTGTGGCAACGGGTATGCCTGACTCGCTCGAGGACATCGCGTCGGTGATGGGCATCCTCAACACACAGACCGGAGATCTCGGGGAGTCGCTCAAGGACCTGACGCAAATCGTTCTCGCTGGGTCTCGACTTATGGGCGAGGACGCAGCAGCGAACGCGGGTCAGCTCGGTCGCGTACTGCGACAGTTCAACAAAGACGCCGACGAGGGCGCCGACATTTACGCGCGACTGTATGAGAACGCACAGCGGTACGATGTCACGATCGAAAAGCAGCTCGAGAACATCCGCACATTCGGACCCGTCCTGTCGAATGCGAATGTCTCGCTCGAGCAGCAAGCGGACCTGTTCGCTCGCCTCGAGTCTGTGGGTATCGATGTCTCTCGCGTGATGCCCGGGATCAATCAGGCGACACGGCGATTCGCGGCCGCAGGTCTCGAGGTCTATGACTCGCTCGTCATATCGATCAACGCGATCAGGGACGCAAAGACAGAAACCGAGGCGCTGACACTCGCGACCGACCTGTTCGGGTCTGAGGGCGCCGCTCGACTCACCCGCGCGATTCGCGACGGTGTTATATCGTGGAACGAGCTTGGTCAGGCGATCAACACGACCGGCGATGACATCATTGAGTTCGAGGAACAGAACCGAGACTTCGGAGAAAAGTTCGCGAGGATCGGGAACAGACTACTCGTCGCGCTCAAGCCGTTCGGTGACGAGCTGATCGAGATCCTCGAGGACGCCGAGCCGATCCTCGAGGGGATGATCGATATCGCGACAGATCTCGTCTCGGAGTTCTCAGAGCTCCCAGCGTCGACGAGAAACACGACCATCGCGATCGCGGGTCTGCTCGCTGTTGCGGGACCGACCGCGACGGTCATGGGGATCATGGTCGGCGGTGTGTCAAAGCTCGGCGTACTCGCGATCGCGTCGGTCACGCCGGTCATTAATCTCGCAAAGAGTCTGGGCACCACAGACGAGAACGCGAAGAAAGCAAACCGCTCGCTCTCGGGTCTGATCGTCACAGGGACAAAGATCATCGCGACGGCCGCGGCGGGGTTCGCCGTTGGGACATTCCTCGGAACCGAGGTCAAGGCGGTCGAGGTATTCGCGGCGAAGATGATCGCAGCGGGGCAGATCCTTTGGGTCGAGATGCGGAGACTGTGGAGCTGGGGCACGGGCGAGCTGTCGCTCATCACTGTCGAGTTCATCGATTGGGCGATCGGTCTCATCGATGTCAATGTCGCCGGGTTCCTCAACGGTCTCGCGTCGGGGATCTCAGGGATCGCACCCGGGGCAGCCGCGGCGCTGCAGGCGACGGCGCCGGTACTGCAGAACGCCGCGACAGCATTTTGGGCGACGAGCGGACTGACACCCGACGCGATTCGCGAACAAATGAGTCAGACATCGAACGCGCTCGATCAGGAGCTCGTCGAGATCGGAAATGTCCTCGACACGACCCTCGCCCAGCTCGAGGACAAATACGCCGACCCAGATCGTCAGCCCGGCGCCGCGTTCGCCGAGCAGATCCGCGGGTATGTGGAACCCCTGCGCGGAATGCTCGACGACATCATGAGCGGACCGTTCAACGCAAAGGCGCTGCTCGACGACCTGAAAGACATTCAGGAACAAATGTCGGGCATCATGGACGCTATACCAGAATCGAGGATGAAAGACATCCCAAAGGATGTCGCGGAGATCACCGGGTCGGTCGACGAGCTCATCGCCGCGCTCGACAAAGCAAAGAAGAAAGGCAAGGACACCGGCGACGAGTTCACGACACAGTTTAAAGAGCGGATGCTCGACGCGGTCGAGGGGTGGTCGCGCGGCGTGTCTGCGGAGCTCACTGATTTCCTGCTCGACGCCGACGCGACATTCGACGATGTCCTCGATTCGTTTATTCGGATGCTGACTCAGATGGTCATTCAAGAGCTGATCTTTGCCCCATTGCTCGGCGCCATCCGGGGGTGGCTCGGCATCGGTGCGGGCGCGGGTGGTGGCGGCGCCGGCGCCGATGTGAACGCTCATGGCGGCGTGTACTCAGGCGGTCAGCGTGTCAGTCGTTTCGCTCGAGGCGGCGTCGTGACGGGCCCGACGATGTTCAACCTCGGACCCCGGTTCGACACCGGCATCATGGGCGAGGCGGGCCCTGAGGCGATCCTGCCCCTCACCCGCGTCGGTCAGGATCTCGGCGTCAAAGCCGTCGGCGGCGCCCCCCCCGTGGTTGTGAATGTCATCGATCAGCGAGGTTCGGGCGAACAGGTCGGGATCAGCGAGACACGAGGTCCCGGCGGCGAGCGACAGATCGAGATCCTCATTCGCGACAGCATCGCGAACATGATGGGCGCCGGCAAGCTCGACCGCGCGATGAGCGACAACTTTGGAGTCAGACGACGAGGAACTAGCCGATGACGACGACGATTTCATACCCGACATCGCTGCCCCCGATCCAAGTTGCGGGCGCCGGTCTGACGCTGCCACAACAGACGATCCGAACGCAAATGGAGTACGGGCCCCAAAAGGTCAGGAAGCGAACCAGCTCCGATGTCGTCCCGGTAAACGGGGCGATTGTCATCACGGCCGAGCAGCGTGACACCCTGCTCGAGTTCTACTCAACGACGACAGCGGGCGGGTCGCTCCCGTTCCTCATGACCGATCCGATCAGAGGTTTCGTCGCCGAGTTCCGATTCGTGTCGGCGCCGACGATCCGACCAATGAGCACGAGGACCGGGGCGAACTATGCCATGACAGCGCAGATCTCGCTCGAGCAGCTCCCCCCACTCACCGGGGTCGTGACGGTCTCGGCGGGCCCGACCTGTATCCTGCTCGCCGGATCAGCGGGGGTCGCTCAGTTCTCAAATGTCAGCACGATCACGCTGCAGACCCGCGCGTTCTGTGTCAACGACACGGACGGGTCGATCACGAACGAGGACTCAGACGACATCGTGTTCAGCTACGCGAGGACGAACACGAGCGACGGCGAGAATGTCTCGGTCGATTGGGAATACACCGATGCCAACGGGACATCGATCATCACATTCCATCGCGACACGGGATGGAGTTACTCGCTCGACTCGGATCATGTCGCTGTTCCCTCGACGGCGTGCGCGAGCGGGTCGACGGCGTACAGTAAGTCGTCGGGCGATGAATCGCAGTTCCCGGGGTTCAGAGACTTTTCTCAGCTCGCCCTCGACGACATGAGCTCGAGAACGCTCTGCACAACCTCGAGCGGTCTGCAGATCACGCCGGTTTTTTACAAGCTCGCGACGACCGCGTCACTGAGCAACGGGGCATGTGGAACGCCCCCGTCTCGAGCTCAGGGATTCCGCGACTACCTGTGGGCGTGCGCTGCGAACGGCGGCGTGCAACAGGGTTCGGGCGGAATCATCGGCGCCCCATCATGAAAAGGAGGGCTGACGCATGGCCCGCACACTGACCCCGACCGCGTGGGCTGCGATCGTTGCCCAAGAAACCGACGAGGTTTTCGCCGTACTGCTCGAGCTGAATCACTCGAGCTTTTCGTCGCCGATCAGAGCGTCGTCAGACAACGGCGACACGCTCGCTGACGGGACGCTCGGCACGATCAGTAACTCGACCGAGTTTGTGTTCTACCCATTCGAGTTCATCATGCCCGATCAGGTCGAGGACGCGCCGCCTCGCGCGAGATTGTCGATCGACAATATCGACCGATCGATCGTCGCCGCGGTGCGAGGCGCAAACGGCGACCCGGTCTCAGTCACGGTTCAGATCGTCGTCGCGTCTGAACCCGACACATCACTCATCGGGTCGGTCGTGTTCTCGCTGACGAATGTGAAATATGATTCGCTGACCGTGTCGGGCGACCTGACATTCACGGCCGTTCTCGACGAACCGTATCCCGAGGGCGTGTTCGGTCCCTCATCATTCCCGGGGTTGTTCTAATGCGAAACACGATTGAAAGCTGGGCGAGCGAGTTCCTGACGATCCCGTACGAGGATCTCGGTCGCGACGAGAACGGCGTCGATTGTTGGGGCGGTGTGCGACTCGTCTACTCGAGGGTGTTCGGTGTGGAGCTGCCCAGCATGGATACCGACCGAGACCCAGCGCGATACTCAGACCCCAAAGACCCACAATCCACAGCGGCCGTTGTGGATAACTTGACGAGCTCCCGAGATTGGTCCGAAATCGATGACCCTCGCCCGGGCGATGTCGCGCTCATGCGTCTCGGCCGACTCCCCCATGTAGGGGTGTGCTGCTCAGGCGGGTCAGATCCCGCGGTCCTGCATTGGTCCCCCCGTATCGGGGTGGCGATCGAGCGGGTCGGCGACCCCATATTCGGCCCCTCGGTCCGCTCGTGGTGGCGTCATGCCGAAATCGGGCACGAGAAGCCCACGAGGATCGACGGAGAGCAGCCCGGGCAGGTTTTGCGACAGATCACTCGCTCGTGGTCTGCGGTCCCTCAGACGGCCCCTATGGGGGCGGTCGCCCCAGCGATCCCCATGCCCGAGGGGTGCACGGTGCTCGACATGGTCCGGGCGGCGGTCGGCGACGAGGGCGTATCCCGCTCGACGGTCACGCTCGGCGGGCGAGAGCTCGCTCGCAGCTCGTGGGCACGCATCCGACCAAAAGCGGGCGCCGAGCTCGTGCTCATGACGACCCCCGCGGGCGGCGACGGTAAGAACCCGTTTCGGACTTTCCTCATGCTCGCCGTCATCGCGGCGGCGGCGTTCGGTCCCCTCGCGCTGGGTCTGCAGGCGGGGACTGCGGGGTTCGCGTTCGCGTCCGGCGCGATCGCGCTGGGCGGGTCCCTGCTCATCAACACTCTCGCCCCCCCGTCGTCGCTCGACTTCGGAGATCAGCCCGGGCAAGATTTCGCGCCATCGATCTCAGGCGGTCGCAACTCAGCGCGTCAATATCGCGCGATCCCGATGAACCTCGGAGAGAACCGCGTCGTCCCCGCGCTCGCCGCTCTCCCCTACACCGAGAGCGTCGGCGATGACCAATACCTGAGACAGCTATTCGTCGTCAGCTACGGCCCCCAAGAAATCGACGAGATCAAAATCGGCGAGACCCCGATTGAGAACTTCGATGATGTTCAGGTCGAGATCCGGCGAGGGTTCCCCGGCGAGGACCCGGTCACGCTCTACCCCGGTGTAGTGATTGAGGATCAGTTCGCGATCGACCTCGATTTCTACGGTCCGACCTCGTTCACACTCAACGGGACGGGGAATGTCATAACGGTGTCGTTCCCGTCCGAGCTGCAGGCAGACGACGAGATCACAATGCGAGCCGTGGGCACCTGTGACGCGATCGGTGGTTCGTACACAACGAACGCGGCGGGGATCGCGATGAGCCCGACATTCAACGGACTCCAACCCGGCGAGGCGCCGCCCGGGGGCAACGGCCCGAACGGGACCGATGTTTACGCATGTTCGATCGCGATATTCGGACCGGGCGTCGATCGCCGAAACTTTTTCTCGAGGATCGCGGCGAACGGACTCGGAGACTCGACGCCGACCGATGACATCACCGAGACCGTTCGTCTCGGCGACCTGTTCACCGACCTCGAGCTCGACGAGCTGGGGACCGAGTTCAAGCTCAGGACTGTCGACAGTTCGTACGGAGACAACTCGGGATCGTTCGTGTGCTCGATCAGCGACGGCCCGGGATGGGTGACGCGAACCAGCGCGGAGAATGCCGACGAGCTCGCCGTCGAGGTCACGGCGCCCAGCGGCGTCGGTCGGTTCGCGAACGGTGTCCTGCAGCCGATCGATCTCCGGTGCGAGGTCGAGTATCGCGCGGTCGGCGATACCGATTGGATCGCGGTCAACGATGACGACGGCGCTGATCAGGCCCAGACTCTCGACGACTATTTCGGCGGACCGAACTCGACACTGTTCGCGACCCGTGTGTCGATCCTCGACATCGACACACCCCCGATCGCGGGCGACTGGCCCGACCCGATCTATTGGGACGACGCATCGAATAACATCGGCGCCACAGAGCAGGCGCCGCAGCTCATCCGTCTCGCAGCTCCGACGGGCGTGGGCAAGAACTTCGCTCTCGAGTATGAGGCAGACCTGCACCTGACGCCCGATGTCGCATCCGCGTTTGGTCTCGGGTCGCCGCCCTACAGCGTTCAGTTCGCCGTCGACGGCGTCGGACCGTTCGAGCTGTTCGTCGACGATCAGCTCGTCGTGTCTAAGTACACCGAGGACGCGCCAGCGGGTGACGCGAGCGGACCGGATTTCTCGGTTCACAACTCAACCGCGATCGAGTTCGCGACGCATCGATCAGATATCCGTCTGCGGTTGCGCGTGGTGCGAACAAAGTCGACAGCCGACGCGGTCAACTACGGCGCAATCGCGCTGGGATGGAAAGTCGATGGTGTACATTCCGATTTCGAGGTCATCCCGACCCGGGGCTCGGACCAGAACAACGAGCACCCCCTGCATTTCCCGGGCGGTTCATATCCCGGTGTCAGTCAGATCTATTCGGGCGCCATCGTCAAGGCGTACCAAGTTACCGACCCGAGCTCAGGGAACGAGCTCGCGTTTTTCACGGCGACACAGAACCGCGTTCGTCGCACCCTGTCATGGGAAGTCGATCGCGGACAATACGAGGTCAGGGTTCGTCGCATCACGCCGACGATCTCGGGGAACGGCGTACTCCAACAACTCGTGTGGACCGCATTGAGGACGATCCGACACGAGTATCCGATCAACAAAGACTGTCTCGCGATCATCGCGATCAGGATCAAAGCGAGCGGGCAGCTCAACGGGGTCATCGATCAGCTCTCGTGTCGCGCGAGATCGATCGGGCTCGACTATGACGCCGACTCGGACGCATGGATTCAGAGGGTCACGAGTAACCCGGCGTCGCTCTATCGTCTCGCCCTGCAGGGGAAAGCAAACGGGCGCCGGTCTGAGTTCACCGATGCGGGGATCGATATCGACGAGCTCGAGTATTGGCACGGTCTGAATGTCTCTCGGGGTCTCGAGTTCAACGCCGTCATCGAACAGCGCCGAACGCTGTTCCAGATCCTCGCGTCGATCGCGTCCGCGGGTCGCGCGTCGTTCACGATGAAAGACTCTCTGTTCTCGGTCGTCATCGACGAGGAAAAGTCGACGCCGGTTCAGCACCTCACCCCGAGAAACACTCGGGGGCTGACGGGCGACAAAGTGTTCCCCAAGATCCCGCACGCGCTGCGCGTTCAGTTCGTCAACAAAGAACAGGGGTATCAACAGGACGAAAGAATCGTCCTCGACGACGGGTATCAGTTCAACGGCGTCGATGCGTTCGGAGATCCCGGGGGAGCTCTCCCCGAGGCGACACGATTCGAGTCGATCTCGTTCTATGGGACGACATCACCCGACGAGGCATGGAAACACGGCCGCTATCACTTGGCGGTGATGCGACTGAGACCTGAGCGGATCTCGCTCGACATGGACATTGAGAACATCGCATGTCATCGCGGCGATCTCGTTCTATTGACGCACGATGTCCCGCTCGTGGGCATCGGTTCAGCTCGCATCGTCGAGCGAGAGACAGACGGGTCGGGCGACCTGCTCAAGCTGTATCTCGACGACGAGCTCACATTCGGCGCCGGTTCGTATCAGATCCGCGTTCGTCGCGAGGATGGGTCGACCGAGATCCACCCGATCACAGTCGCGGCCGGGACGACCTCGGTTGTGGAGCTCACGACACCGATCGCGCCGCCCGCGGGCGACTGGCCCGAAATCGGTTCGCTCGTGCTCGCCGGCGAGGTCGACAGTGAGTCGATCGAAATGCTCGTCGATCAGATCCAGCCGAGCAGCGACCTGTCTGCAAAGCTGACCCTCGTTCCACACTCACCCGCGATCCACGATGCCGACACCGGGACGATCCCCGATTTTGATTCTGGCATCACCCAGCCCCCGGGCGAGCAGAACGCGCCCGACGCGCCGACGGTGCTGACGATCGCGTCTGATTCGAGTGTGTTGAGCGTCAACCCTGACGGGACCGTCGACCCGAAAATCGTTCTCTCGGTCGGCAACGCCCCGTCGACGAACCCGCCCGCGGTTGAGTACGAACTGCTCTATCGCCGACAGGCGGGGACCGGCGAGACCTCGGTTTCATATACCTCGGTCCCGAGCGTCCCCGCGTCTGACGGGGTGTTCACGATCCCGGGCGTCGTCGTGGGCAGGACATACGAGATCCGGGTTCGATCGATCGACGCCGACGGCCGGTTCAGCACATACACCGACACGACGCACACGGTCGCGGGATGGGATCTCGCGCCGGACGCGCTCGCGTCGTTCGACCTGTCTGAGCTCGGCGACTCGACCCGTCGTTTCTCGTGGGCGTACGCATCGACGGCGCCGAACATACACGGCGTCGAGATCCGGTTCGGATCAACGGACGCGGTATCGTGGGACGACCTCATTCCGATCACGAGCTCGATCATTGCCGTGTCGCCGTACGACACCGACGATCCGGACGCCGGGACGCGCAAGTTCGCCGCGTCTGTCGTGGATCTGCAAGGCAACTATTCAACGGCGTCGATCATCGAGCGCACCCTCGGCGCCTCGCCGTCGGGCGACACCCTGACGGTCGTGAACGCCCGCGTCGACGGATGGGATGGGACGCTGTCTCAGTGTTGGGAAAACTCCGAGAACGAGCTCGAGGTCAACGACACGACCGATTGGGACGCGCTCGATTCAGGCGGTGTCACATGGGACGAATACACACGATGGAATCGATCGCCACAAACATCGATGTCATACACGAAACAGGTCGATCTCGGTTCGGAGATCTCGGCGCAAGTTTCGCTCTACGCGAGATCTCGAGGCGGGACACGGACCGACGAGATCCGTTACGCTGGGGCTGACCTTGTGTTCAGTTCGTGGGCGGACGCGAGCACGCTCGAGAACATGCCGATCACGGCCCGGTATGTCGAGGCGCGTTCTACGATCGACGGTGACGGGTCTGAGGTCCTCGTGCTCGAGCAGCAAGGCATCATTATTCGGAGTTAGTTTTATGGAGCTCACGCAGTTCGTCATCGGTATCATTTCATTCGCGATTGTGCTCGGCGGAACCTTTGTCGGGATCGGGTGGTTCGTCGGAAAAAAGATCATCGAGCTCAAGGACTCGCAGCACAACAGCACAGTCGCAGCGGTTAAAGAAATGAGCTCGCTGAACACGAACATCAGCACGGTGTCGACTCAAATGGGGCAGCTCTCCAAAGAGGTCGGCGCCCTGAGCACACAGATTCACGAGACGAATCTCGCGATGAAAGAAACCGCAAAACAGGTTCACGATCACGAGGCGAGACTGTCGGTCGTCGAGCATGTGGTTCGTGAGGTCGCAAGCTGAAAGGGATCATCATGACATGGGGCGACTCTGCAAACATCGATACGACGAACATGGACGCGGGCACGGACTCACCCGCTCAGGCGAGATCCAATCTCAAGGCGATCGCCGACGAGCTCACGAATGTCATCGACGGACTCGGCACGGCCGAGGGTCCCGCGTCGCTCGACGCGAACAGCCGCGTGAACATCACTCAGCTCATGATCGAGTTCGGGACATCGTTCCCGGCGGTGACGACACACCCTTACGGATACAGGGTGTTCAGGACCGACCTCGGGGAATGGTTTACGCTCATGGACGCGACCGTCTGGGGCGGATCGGGGAACGCATGGGTCGGCGACCGTGTGGAGACTGTGGGCGGTGGGCGAGAGATATCGACCACAACCAGCCCCGTCGACATGCACGGCTGGGGCGGCGTCGACAAGATGGATTCAGATCGCGGGTTCTACCTCGCGAACGACATGCTCATTACGGGCGCCGTGTTCAGCATGGATAAGAATCAGGCAGGGACCGACATCACATTCAAGATCTATCGAGGGGCGTCGGCGGTCGTCACGCTCACCACAGACGACGACTATTTCCTCGCCCTACCCAGCGCCGTCGCGAGCTGGGAACCCGTCGATTCAGGCGATGTCCTGTGGGCACAGCTCGAGATCGATGACGCGAATACCGTCGCCGACCCGATGTTCCGGGTATGCTTACAGCGAGTCATCGCTGCGACCTGACTCCAGAGGTCCACGACTCCATGAACGGCGCCGCCCCTGTCGATATGATGGGGGCGGCGTTTTCACATTCACACGGACCAGATCGAGCGGAGACATACGATGTCGACAGCAACTTGCACAGAGTTTTGGGTCACGACCGGGGGGCGTCGCTGGAAAGCGAAGTTTGAATATGCTGACCTCACCCCGAACAGGACACAGCGCCCAGTTCTCGGAACACTACTCTCATTCTCAAACGGCGCGATCGCAAAGGTCGACGGCGTCACGCTCGACCCGGATGGTGTGGGCGGAAAGCTCGTCGTGTACGCGACGGGGCTGCTCGCCCAGCGCATGCGGAGATCGGACGGGCACGCTCTCACGGTCTCGGCGAGCGGCGCGGTGTTCGACGACACGGCCGGGAATACCTCGTCGGTGCTGACGGGGCAGACGGTCCTTAATCGGTCGGCGATGAACGACGCGCGGGATGATTTTGAGTTCCCCATACCCGATCACACGATCCCGGGCATCACAACCCCGGCCGATCTCAGTCATTCAAATTTGTTCGCCGACTATGACCCTGAACAACAGGATTTTGCGAACGACTCGCTGCACGACTACGCGACAGACGAGTCGGGGAACTCGCATAACGGGTACTGCAGATCGCCGGGCAACCCCGCGAGACAAATCCAGTTCAAGCGTGACTATTTCGGGTCTGGACTTCATGCGTACGCATCGATCGACTCGGCAAGAATCCGCGTCGACGACTCGACAGACGGGTCAGACTTCAACCATGATTTCACGACGACATCGTTCGCGGTCATCTATGTCGGCGAGACGACGGCGAGCTCGGTCAACCTCATCAGCGGGGGTGGACTCAGCGTCGGACTTAATCAGCCGTTCGGGGGGCAGCCGATCGGGTTCTCGTCGTCGAACAATACAAGGCGAATGATAGCGGGAAACGAAAAAACGGTTCAGGGTTTCACATGGAATCACTCGACAAGCGAGCTCACGCGATGGGTTATGGGTCGACCTGTGGAGACTGAGACTGTCGCGTCACCCAGCTCGGCGAGCGAGATGCTGCTGCTGATCGCGCCCGCCTCGAGCGCCCAAGATTATTGGATGCAGCGAATGGTCGTCTATCGGTCCACGACAGCGCCAGCCGTCACCGATGATGAGATGCGGGGTCTCATGTCGAGGGCGATGCAGCAATACTCGTGCACGCCGAGGACGCTGTATGTGTCGGCGACGGGCGACGATTCAAACGACGGACTCACCGACTCGACGCCGGTTCAGACGATAGGTGAGGCCCTCGGCCGATACCGTCCGGCGATCGGCGAGCAGATCCGAGTTAAGTTCGGAGACACATTCGCGTCGATTGGTAGTACCAATGCCGGCGACACCCCGGGGATGCTCGAGGGTCAGAGCTGGGATGATCGCGCTGTCATGTGTGGCTATGGGGATCGCGCCGACGGCCGATACGACTTCGGCGTAAACGAGTTTGAGTCGAGCGAATACTCAACGATCGCGGGCGCCGCGTTCTCAAATCCAACCGGGAACCACCTGAGCCCGTCGTTCGACAGATCGGCGACGGAAGCGAGCCCGGTAAGCTCGCCCCTGAGCTGGGCGGGGAGCTCGGGGACTGAAGATGTCGTCATGGTCGACATATGGATCGAGGGCAGGACTAGCGGGATTGTGGTCGAGGCGGGAAGCACGGGACAAAGTTGGTTCGAAGTCTATCGAACCCAGATGGAGGGTATTTGGGCACAGGGCACGGGCAACCGTCCGCAAGGCATTTTTGCGGGAAGCGGAACGGGGGGGATGTGTCATTGGGAAGATGTCTCAATGAGTCAGCCCGGTCATGTCGATGACGGGACTCGCACAATCTACGATCATGGGTTCTACACATACAACTATGCGACGACTACCGACGACTGCATTGTGTGGGATGCGTCTGCTCACGGGATCATGTCGCGTTCTGTGGGTATCACTCAGGGGTGTCTCGTCATGCAATGCCCGGTCGGAATCACGGGCGGGCACGGCGGTCAGATCGTCTACAACAATGTGTGCATCGGAGGGAGCAACCAGACACCGACGGGCGCGAATCGACAGATTTGGGTCGGGTCGGGCACCTACAACCGCGTCGTCGATAATCTTGTCATCGCCGAGCCGAGCATTCTCGGAACAGCCGTCGCGATGAATCTCGCATCAAAGAGCTACGCCGACAATCAGGGAAACTTTACGCTCGACAGCGATTGGGAAGTCATCGTTGAGAACAACACGATCCGAGGGGCGTTCCCTGTCAGGTTCGATCCTGAGCGGACCGATGAGATCGGGACTCTCTCGTTCGTTCGAAATGTCCTCGACTGTGGAGCGAGCGAACTGATCCAATCCGACGACGACCTGTCGCTGATCCCATCGCTGTCGATCGATCACAATCTCTATGTGAGCACCGACTCGACCCCGTTTGAGAACGGCGGCGTCTCAATGAACCGGGCGACATGGGACACGGAGGTCAGCGATGGAAGCGTCGCCGTTCGTTCGTCGAGCCCCACATACACAGACGACACGCGAGACGCGCTGACATGGCACAGTTCGCAGAAGTCGGGCGACGGGACATACGCCGGTCTCATGGCGGACGCACACGCCGCACACGCGACCGGATGGGATTCGACTTGGGGAGCTCGAGAGATAGTCAACTGGATTCGAGGCGGTCACCTGCTCGTGGGTGAGGTCTCGACCGATTTCGGCGGCGGCATCCCGGGGCTGATATTCCCGCCCGTCTCGACGACGCTCGACCCTGAGAACGGCGAGTCGAATGTCGCCGAGAGTCAAGTATTCGAGACCATCCTCAATGAAGAAGTCGACGCGGGCGAGGGTACGATCGAGCTTCGGAGATTGTCGGACGATTCCGTCGTCGACAGTATCTCGGCGAGCGCTGTGACAATCAATGTCAGCGACCGTCGCGAGGTCACCCTCGACGGTCTCTCAGCTCTGGGTGCCGGTGACGGCGTGTACTACATTCACATACCAGAGGGCGCGTTCGCCTCAAGGACGACCGGCGAGGACTTCGCGGGGATAACAGACAACTCGACATGGAGGTTCACGATCGGGTCAGCGAGCTCGGGGCCCCGTCGGGTCATCCGCTCGGCTGTGGGTCTGGGTGTGCGACTGGCATCGTAGACAAATAAAAACCCCCGGCGAGAGTGACCGGGGGCATCGAGACACAACGGGTTGAGTTACGCCCGTTTTTTCGTGTCACGACTGAGAGGGAATCTCGGGTTTCTTTTCAACGACCGGCGCCCGGATCTTGTCGACTTTCCTCGCGAGCTTCATTCCCTGAATCGCCCGCATTTTGTCGGTGTTCGCGTCGAGCGCCGCGGCGAACGCCGGGTCGGTCCGTTTGATCTCATCTGTCGCATAGATCAGCGTGTTTCGCTCATTGCGCATGTCATAGAGTTTCTTTCCGAGGACCGGCGCCAGACCGGCGAGCCCGATCGCGATCGCATTGAACGGGGGAGGCAACAGGGGGGCGATCGTTCGAACACCCTCGCCGATGACGGCCCCATCGACGCCGCCCGCGTTCGTCCAGTCGGTGGGCATGTTCTCGATGAGGTCAGTAAATCGCGTGATGCTCGAGCTCGCGCTATCCGCGATTCCCTGAGCTTTGTCTCTCCATTCGACGAGACGATCTCGAGCGTCGAGGAGATCTCGCTGCTCGGACGACCCGGGCTGTGACATGCCGATCGCGTCGTTCAGCTCGGCGATCTGCGCTGTCAGCGTGTCGACGAACCCGGTGTATTCGGTGTTGACGGACTGAGCGAGCTCGAGCTTTGATCGATACCAGTCGATCGCTTCGTCTCGGTCGACGACCCCGTCCTGATTCGTATCGCGCTGATCGAGGACCGCGCAGCCGGTTAGCGTGGTGGTGGCGAGGACCGCGGCGACGATCAGGATCACGAGGCGGATGAAGTGTGCAGCGTCGTTTCTCATTTGAGTGTTCTCCATGCCGGGCGGACATCGCCGGGCGTATGTGGACAAGTCTACACGATTCAGGGCGTTCAGGTCACTATACCGATTATTTTGGTATACCTGTTTGACAAGTATACCCGATAGCGTAGTATACCGACACACTGACCCCGCGGGCATACACACGCCCGCAACAACAACGGAGATCGAAAATGCAGAGAACAAAGTTCCCAGAGAGTCACGAGTCAGACGCGGCGATCATTGACGAAATGCACGAGCTGAACGCGAAACTCATCATGAGTTTCAGCGAGGAAGATCGGCCGAAAGATCAGTACAGTCGCAAGCTGCGCTGGAGGTTCCGCTCATGGTTGTTTCAGCTCGACGGGCGATCGGTGTCTCTGTCTCTACAGGAATCATGGGAGATCCACGACGACGGGTACGAACGGATCGGTAGCGCATGGTTCAGAGAGATCAACGACGGCAACAGGTCGGGCCTGAAACTGAAAGAGCTGATCGCTTGCGAACCTTTCTGATCCCCTGATCCTACACATTCGCCCGACGGTCGAGAGATCGGCCGTCGGCGCCTTGCACATGTGGGCGCCGGTCTCGCCCAGAAAGGAATGCAGCGATGTCGACTATCACACAACACACAACGCCCGGCGTCCGAGATCTCGATCTCGTGCATGTCAAAGGCGGGATCTATGCGTTCGTCGAGATCTCTAAGTCGGGCGAGGTCACGCCCGTCGTTCGGATCTTTCAGGTCGTCGACCTGTTCTATCGCGACGCATCGGGCGAAGATCGCAACCTCGAGTCGGTCATGCTCTCGCTCCACAAAGACAGCGAGCTCGGACGCATCGGCGCCGATGTCGTCGAGCTCAAGATCAACAGAGACGACGCCGGCGTCGCCGAGGCCCTCGAGGTCGAGCGACTCACCGGGTCCGCACAAGTCATCAACGGGTACACGCTGACCCGGTTCGTGGAGATCTCATCATGAACTTCACGATGCGAAAAAACGGCGAGCTCATGGCGACGGTTCATGTCAAGCACCACATAGGTCGCGAGGCATTGATCGACGCCGCGATCCGACTGTACGCCGAGGGCGTCGAGAGCCCGACGAAATCACTCATCATCAAACGACTACGGGACAACCTCGAGTATCATGGGTCGTTCGGCGCCGACGCTGTGGCCGAACTTGCCGAGGATGAAAATGACGAGTTTGTGAAATGGCGAGAGACCGCATCGTGTGCGGTCGACAAGCTATTTCCTGCATTGAAAGGAACCAACCGATGACGACAGCAACGACGAAAAAGAAAGCGACCAAGAAAAAAGCATCGAAGAAACAACCCAAGAAATCGACCACACAGTTCACGCTGCAGGCGTCGAAACGATGTGTCGAGCTCGTCAAGCAACGCACCGACGACACCGCGAAACTTGCCAAGCTCAAGGACAGAAAGAAAGAACTCAGAGGTCAGGTCGCAGAGAACCGCGCCGAGCTCGAGGCCGTCGTCGAGAGCGAGAAAGCCGAGGGGCGGGGCATCGGCAACAAGGCGTTCGAAGCCAAAGCGTCAAAGATGATCGTCTCGATTCAGGGCGACATCGACAAAGACGAAAAAAAGATCCTGAACCTCGAGTCGCAGATTCGAGATCTCCATGAGAAGATTAACGACGCGCAAGCTGAACTCGACAACACGATCGCCGGGCAGGACCCGACCGGAACACTGTTCGAGAAGCTCGAGAGCGAGCCGGTCAAATGAACGACGGCGCCGACACTCAGACCCGGGGGCTCTGGCGCGTCAGCCGTTCAGTACGAGCGAGAATCCTCGCCGGATACATGCTGTTCAGCTACCTGTTCACATACGCCGCGATGATCGCGTTCGCGATCTTCATGCGGGAAGCGTCAGCGAACAGGAATCACGACGACCCGTTCATTCATGCGATCTCGTGGGTCATGGTCCCCGTTGTGTGGACCGCATCGATCCCGGTGGTCGTGCTCAGCATCTCAACACTTCGAACCATCATCAAACCGAACAGGACATTCGACCATGAAAGAAGATCCCGCCCTGATCGCACACGCGATCACGACACGACTGAATGAGCTCGACGCGCCGTCGCCGTACGCGGTCGCGAACGAATCCGAGATCTCGCCCGACACGGTGTACGGTCTGCGACGGGGCAGCGGCGCCCGCATCGACGCGATTAACAATGTGCTCGTGTCCCTCGACCTCGTCATCGTTCCTCGGAGCTGCACGACGAAACGAGCGATCGAGCTCGGGTATATCGACAAGAAAGAGAGCTGATAATGCTGACGATCGACTCAGGGCGGATCATCGCCCGCACCCCATACGAGGCGAAAGACCTTGTCAAGTCTGTCCCAGCGGGACGGTGGGCAAAGTCAGACAAGGTCTGGAAGTTCCCCGCGACGCCGTACTGCGCGAAACAGCTCGTGTCAAAGCTCTCGCAATGGGGAGTCGGCGACGATGTCGCCGAGCTCGCGTCCCGGTGGATCTCGGTCGACGACATCATCGCCCGGATCAACAGCGGCGAACAGGTCGAGGTCTCGGACCTCATGCGTTTCAATCCCCGCTCAAATCAGATCGTCGGCGCGATGATGTCCCGACTCATGCAGGGGTTCATCCTCGGGTGGGGCATGGGGTCAGGAAAGACATACGGGACGCTCTCGTGCATCGCCGACGAAGTCGACAAGTACCTCGAGGGCGGTCGTCAGGGTGACATACCGATGTTCTTTATCAGCGCCCCAGCGACAGTCGTTCAGGGCGTGTGGCCCGGCGAGATTCAAAAGCATCTTGTCGACTGGCGTGACTACCTCGTTGTGTCAGCGCTCCCCAAAGGCGCGAGCACGGCGCAGCGACTCAAGGACGCGACCCGAAAACAGTCATGGGCAGAGCGAGAGCGTAAAGCGTTCCTGTTCGTCTGTGGGCATGAGGCATCATGGAGAGAGACGATCTCGGGGTTCATCAAATACTATGAATGGACGGTCGCCGCGATCGATGAGATCCACAGAGTCGAGACCCCGGGCGCCAAGATCACCCGATGGGTCGACACGGTGCTCGCGCCCCGAGCTCGGCGCCGGATCGGTCTGACCGGGACGCTGTTCAGGCGTGACGAGCTCGACGCATTCTGTCCGGTAAGGTTCGTCGAGCCCGGGATCTTCGGGAACAGCGCCGCAAAGTTCCGAGACGAACACGCGCTGATCGATCATTTCGGTCGCCCGATCGGACCAAAGAACGCCGAGAAACTGCGCGAGCAGATCGGTCTCGTCACTCACTTTGTTCGGACGCGCGATGTCGTCGACCTGCCCCCGTTCAGCGAGGTCATCCGTCGCGTCGAGCTCACCAAAGAGGGACGCAAGGCATACGACCAAATGGAGAATAGCAGCGTCCTCGAGGTCGCCGAGGGAACGCTCACAGCGAGCAACGGTCTCGCGAAGCTGCTCAGACTTCAACAGATCACGAGCGGATATCTCAAAGTCGAGACGGCGGACGGTTCAGAGCGTGGTGTCGAGGTCGATGACGCAAAGCGGAAAGACCTCGAGGACTTCATTGAGTCGATGCCGATCGATGAGCCCCTCGTCGTGTTCACTGTGTTCAAATCCGATGTTCGCGATGCTCGATCGGCGTGCATGAATCAGGGTCGATCCTGTTTCGAGCTCTCGGGTGATGCCGACGAGCTGCAGCTCTGGCAGAAAGACGACTCGCCGAGCGTCATCATCGCGAACATTCAGTCGGCGGGTGTGGGCGTGGACCTGACTCGCGCATGCTACGGGTATTTCTACTCGTGTGGATTCTCTCACCCGAACTACGATCAGGCGTGTCGACGACTCGACCGACCGGGTCAGACGCGACCCGTCACGATCTATCGTGCGATCGCGAACAACACTGTAGACGAGGCCGTCGCCGCATCCCTCGAGGCGAAAGGCAACACGATCGGAGCTGCGATCGATTATTTGCGAGGGAAGTACGAAACTCTCACAACGGAGATTTACGAATGAACGACACACCGAACCCAGAGCAGGGACCCACAGAACAAGAATCGCGGATCGACGAGCTCGCCCAGCTCATCGCGAACCTCGCCCATGTGGGCGCCGTCGTCCGCAATGGGCGAGAGAACATCGCTGACACGGGTGATGTTCCTATTCCCTCGGAGAGCGAGATCGACGAGGCCGCGGATCTCAGCGCGTCACTCGTGTACGACATCGCGATCTATGGAAAGATCGCGCTCAAAGAACTCGAGGACATGACGAACATCGTCAAAGCGAGGACGAACAAGGCGCTCGCGATCGCGGCCGAGCTCATGAGTGAGGAGGGGACATCGCAGATCGCCCGACATGGTCAACTGCTCTATCTGAGTGAGGACCGCTTTATCAAACCGAGGATCTCGGACCTGTTGCCCGAGGGCGTCGACGAGAAAGATCCCCGGTACGCCCAGACCGTCGAGACATGCAAGGCCGCGGCAAAATCTCGACTGCTCGAGGCGATGAAAAACAGCGAGCTCTCAGACCTCGTCAGCGAGGGGTACAACGCGAACTCGTTTAGGTCTCGCATCGTCGGATCGAATGCAGATCTCGACGAGGACGGCGAACCCATCATCCCCGAGGCGATCGCCGACCTGATCGACATCGACTCGGTCTATAAAGCAAAGACTCGGAAGTCGTCGAGCAAGGCGCCCAAGTCAAAGAAGTAAGAACCCACACGCTCACAACAGAGCCGCACGAAAGGAACGCCGACAATGGCAAAGAAAGAAACCGACATCGTCCCGATCAATCAATACCAGATCATGAAGTCAGACCCGGCAAAGGTCGGCGAGCTGTTGCTCACGAACCTCGGCGGCGACGACATGAGCGAGTTCGACCTCGAGCGCATCAAGTGGCCGTCGGGCGAGATCCCCGCGTTCGCTCGCACGGGCGAGGACGGCAATGTCGACACCGAGAAAGAGATCGTCGGCGTCGTCATCTATCACGGGAACCGTCGAGCATTCTGGAAAGACAAGTTCGGGGAGGGCGACAAGGGCGCCCCCCAATGCTCGTCGCTCGACGGGAAGTTCGGGACGGGTCATATCCCGGGCGATGACGAGACCGCGGCGCCGCTCCGTCGCTCGTGTCGGACCTGCCCGATGGGTCAGTTCGGATCAGCGAAGAAAGACGACGGGTCGCATGGCCGCGGTCAGGCGTGTCAAGCCCGCAAGATGCTGTTCCTCGCGATGCCCGATTCGATCCTTCCCGTCGGTCTCTCGATCCCGCCGACCTCGCTGAAACAGTGGAAGAAATACGCGATGAGCTGCGCGACCAAAGGTCACGACATTCGCGGCGTCATGACAAAGATCTCGCTCAAGATCGAGCAGAACGCCGACGGCGTGAAACACTGTGTCGGTCAGTTTGCAATGGTCGGAGAGATCACCGGCGACGAGCTCGAGGGGATTCTCAATATGGCGAACTCGCTGCGCGATGTCTTTGCGTCTGTGGGCATCGACGGCGACGACGACGGCGTCACGCCGACCGTACACGGCCAGGTCGTCAACTGATTTCGATCTCTCTCGTCGGTCGGCGCTTAGCGGCGTCGATCGATTTTTCTACAACGGAGCACGACCCACATGATCCGAATCGATCTCGATCAACCCGTACCCCTCGAGCTGCGCGACTCACTCAGAGAGTTCCTCGCAGCGAGCGAGATCGCGTTCTCGCTGCTCACCTACCCGAGCGACGAGGTCGACTCGACCTATATCAACGACTCGTCGAGCGAGGCGCAAATGCGGGTCAGGCGAGAGTTCGTCCCCCTGACCCGGGGTCGCATGACTTGGGGCGACATGCTCTCGTGTATGGCAATGACAAACAAACGACTCGGCGTCGTGCTCACCCGCACACTCGAGCTCGACATTCATGATGATTCCGAGGACTCTGAGACATGACATCGATAAGCGACAGGGACGCCGCGCGCCGATTGTTGAACGCTCTGTATGAACTCGCCGTCGAGGACGGTCTGTTTTTCCACCTGTGTTCGCGGTCGAACTTCACCGGGGAATGGTTCAACGACATATCGGAGGGGCTCGATTGGGCGATGAAACGATGTTCGCGCGAATGTGTGTGGGTCAATGTCGGTCTCAGGAACGAACCCCCCGCGGGCGATCACGAACGCGGGTCGATGAAAGACTGTGCGGGCATCACTTCCATGTGGGCGGACATCGATGTCAGTCACGATGTTCACGCAAAGTCTGACAAGCTGCCCCCGGACTACGAATCGGCGCTTGCTCTCGTGAATGGATCGTTCGGGTCGGTCAAGCCGTCGGCGATCATCGACTCAGGGCACGGTCTACAGGCGTGGTGGTTCCTCGACGAGCCGTGGATCTTCGACAGCGACGAGGACCGTCAGAGGGCGTACCAGCTCTCTCAGCGGTTCTCGGCGACCCTCAAGCTCTCGGCGATGGAAAAGGGGTGGACGGTCGACAGCGTGTTCGACCTCGTGCGGGTGCTCAGACTCCCCGGGACGGCGAATCGCAAGGTCAAGGGCGACCCCAAGCCCGTCAAGATCCTCCAGATCGACGAGGGGCGGTCGTGGTCCATAGACGACATCGAGGGCGTCGTCGTCGCTCAGGAGTTCATGCCAGCGTCGTACGGGGGTCCACAGGCCGTCGAGAGCGTCTCTCGCCTCGTGCTCGAGCGGGGCGCCCAGCCGTCCCTCGAGCTGTTCTCGGCGCTCTCAGCGAATGTCGACGAGTTCCGGGCGTCGTGGGAGAATAAGCGGCCCGACTTTGCGGATCAGTCGCCGAGCTCGTATGACATGTCCCTCGCGACCTACGCCGCCCAAGCTGGGTGGTCCGATCAGGACATCGCGAACCTGCTCATCGCGCACCGAGAGAAGCGGGGGCACGACCTGAAAACCACACGCCGGGGAGATCTCCGACAGGACTACTACCAGCGCACGATCGCGCGAGCTCGAGAGGGCATCGGATCGCAGGCGACGACATCGAATCTGAACAAGGGTGTCAGTGTGGCGCCGACGGCCGCGGGCGCCGCGGTCAGTGATGTCGAGCGGGCGAGGATCTTGAAAGACGCGAGCTATGTGTTCGGCGTTCCGATCAGCCGGTTCGTTCAGTACGGCGAGGGCGAGGACGCGAGCTATATTCTCGAGCTCGCGACCGGCGAGAGTGTCACGATCGGATCAGCTCAATCGCTGCAGTCACCCAAGACATGGGCGACAAAGCTGTTCCCGATCTCGCGCAAACTATTCGAGCCGCTCAAGGCGAAAGGATGGGTCACGCTCATCAACTCGCTCGGTCTGATCGTCGACATCGAAGAAAACCCAGAGAGCTCGAGGATGGAACAGGTTATAGACCTGCTCTCGGCGTACCTCCAATCGACGATGATGACGCGCGAGGAAGAGCGCGACATCGCGGTCAAGGGGTCGCAGCCGTTCGTTCAGGATGGGCGACTGTGGATCAGCCGTGTCGGTTTCGAGTCGTGGGTCAAGGCGGGGCAGGTTCAAAAGGTCGTCGTCGACGATGTCTGGGCGGCGCTCCGAGCAATGAAGTTCACGAGCTCGGCGATCTCGGCGTCGGTGTCGGGGCGCCGGTACTCTCGCCGGTATTGGTCGTCGCCGATCGATCAATGCGGAGAGTATCTCGGTCTGCAGGTTTCAAAGAGCACGACACCCGCGGGGGCGGACACATGAACACGCTCGTCTATAACCTGAGCAAGTTTGAACACGAGTGCAGCCCGGCCGGTGCTGAGTGCGTGTTCATCACACACGCGATGCGCGTCGGCGAGTACTGGTTCGGTATCAAGGTCTACCCTCGAGCTCGCGATCGGGACGCGGCGTATCGAATGCAAAAGAAGTTTGCGGGCGAGGGGCTCGCCCCCCCGTGTGGGTCACATGTCCTCGTCATGCGCCATCGCGGCCGCGGGAAAAAACCTGTGAGAGAACACGGGTATCTGACCGGAATGTGTGAGCGGATACGAGACGGGCACGACATCACATGGGAACTCCGGCACCTCGAGCGAAAGCTCGAGCAGGCAGGGCTCGAGATCCACGACCTGAGCTCGTCGAATGTCGGCTATTGGAAAGGTTCGCTCGTGTGCATCGATTTCGGCGAGATCTCCGAGAAAGGGTCAGGGTATACGCAATGACGAAGAACATCAGGACATACACGATCATCAACAAGCCCGCCGAGAACGCGCTGCAGTATGCAAAGCTCGAGGGGCAATGCGACCTTGTGTTCGCCGACTCGCCGTATAACATCGGGATCAAGTACGGCGCCGCGAGCAAGCGCGACGACATGCTCACACCCGACGAGTTCACCGACAAGCTCAGGTCGTGGATCAGTTCGATGTTCGTCGCAGCTCGAGACGGCGGCGTCGTTGCGTTCCTGATCTCCGAGGAATGGGCAGATCATGTCGGGATCATCATGAGCCGTCACGGTCCACGACTCAACCGCGTCATATGGCGAGAGACATTCGCGAACTACGCGAGCTCAGAGCAGTCGCTCACGAACGAGCACCGGCATTTATTCATCCATCGCAAGCGACCCGGGCGATCGACATTCAACAACGATATATCAGTTCGTGTTATGTCCGATCGACAAATGATCGGAGACGCTCGAGCGAACAAATCGGGTCGGATGCCCGGCGATGTCTGGACCGCTCCGAGACTCACCGGCAATCACTCATGGCGTGTCGACTGGCACGCGGCCCAGCTCCACCCGGCGCCGCTCACTCGCCTCGTCAGGATCTACACGAACCCGAACGATGTCGTCTGTGATGCGTTCGCCGGATCGGGGAACCTCGGTGTCGTGTGTGCTCTCGAGGGGCGTCGGTTCGTCGGGATCGAGAAAGACGCGGGGACGGCGAAACGCATCTGCGACCGCGTGTGGGGCGCCTACGGCGATCCCTCATCGATCCCGGCCGTCGACATGTCTGTCATGGGGGAGCTCGTCGAATCATGATCCCGTCTCGCCGTACAGAACGACCCCGATCAGCGCGCTGCGCGCTGCGCCATATAGAGCGATTCGATCTCGCTCGGATCAAAAACCAGCGCAGCGCGCGCAACAGCGCAGCGCGCGAACGGATCTCTCAGGCGTATCAGGGTTTACGGCGCTGCGCCTGTTCGGAATCAGGCGCAGCGCGCGGGCGGATATTGCGCGTTTTTGCGTTTGGCATCGCGTTTGGCGCGATTCGAGGCCCGCCCATGTCGAAAATCGACCGTTTGCGCTGCGCCGGGTTGACCCGCCCGATCGCTGGATTTTTACACACTGACAGGAACGGACACACTGAATCATGGAACCCAAAAAGCTACACGGGCGATACTCATTCATCGGCCCCCCGGGGTGCGGTAAGACGACGAGACTGACACGCATGGTCCGCGCGATCGTCGAGCAGCTCGGCGCCTCACCCTCGGGAGATCGGTCGCCGGTCATCGTCGCGTCACTCACAAAGACGGCGGCGCAAGAGGTCGCCGGGCGTGGACTGCCCATCCCGAAAGAGGCGATCGGCACGCTGCACGCGCATTGCTACACAGCTCTCGGTCGACCAAAGATCGTCACGCCCAATGATCTCGCCGACTTCAACGACAAACACCCGGGTTACGCTCTGGGGTCTGCCGCGAGGGATGCTTTAGACGATGAAAGAATCGTCGACCCATATACAGGGAACGAGAACCCGGGCGATGAAATGATGAGCGAGTATCTCATCATGAGGGCGAGACGCACACCCCGCGACCTGTGGAGCGACACGCTGCAGGATTTCGCTGAGGTTTGGGAGGAATGGAAAACATCAATCGAGCGGTATGACTTCACCGACCTCATCGAGTCGGTGCTCACGAACGAGATCGAGCACCCCATGCGACCACAGGTCGTCGTCGCCGACGAGACTCAGGATTTCAGCGAGCTCGAGTTTCAGCTCGTTCGCATGTGGGGCGATCAGGCGGGCGCCCTGATCCTCGCAGGCGACCCATACCAATCGCTCTACTCGTGGCGTGGTGCTCACCCTGAGGCGTTGACGGGCGCCGAGATCCCCGATGACCGTCGGTTCGTGCTCTCGCAGTCTTATCGCGTACCCGAGCTCGTTCAGCGTCTCGCGATGCGTGTCATCGAACCGCTCACGGCGAGCGACGACACATACAAGTACGCCCCTCGCGTGGGCGACGACGGCGAGGTCGTCAAAGGGTCGGTGTATCCGACGGGCGGGTCATGGCGCCAGCCGTCCGAGATCGTCGCGCTCGCGAGCGACCTCGCAGCCGAGGGGCGTTCGGTGATGATCGCCGGGACATGCGCCCACATGATGCGACCGCTCGTCACTCAGCTCAGGAACAGGGCGCTTGCGTTCGCGAACCCATGGCGCCCACACGACGGGTCATGGAACCCGCTCAACACAGCCGGGACTTCGATGAGCTCGAGACTCGTCTCGCTGTTCCGCCCAATGCTCGAGCCGCGCGATGAGGGCGAGGGCATCCCGGGCATCCTCGAGACCGACGGGCGTGTGTGGTGGTCATGGAGCGATGTCGATCGATTCACAAAGATCATGACGACGACGGGGATCGTGAAACACGGGATGAAAGCGAAGATCCCCGAGCTCGCCAAATCGGGGAAAGCCCGTCTCGCTCGCTTTGAAATGACCGAGGTTTTCAATCCGCATTTCCTCGACGAGATCGAGGCGGCGTTCGACACCGATTCAATATCGCGTGTGCTCGAGGTCATCGCCGATCGGATCAGCTCGAGGTTCAGGCGATCGTTCGACTATGTGTCGTCGGTTATGGAGACACGCGGCGTCGAGAGCGTGACGAACCCGAGGATCTATGTCGGAACGATTCACTCGTTCAAGGGCGCCGAGGCCGACGAGGTCATCTTGTTCCCTGACCTCGCGAACAAGGCGGCGCAAGCATGGATCGAGGGCGAGGGCGAGGCGTATGACTCGATCTTGCGTGCGTTCTATGTCGGAGTGACACGAGCGAGATCTCGACTATGGGTTGCCCGCGCGTGCGGGTACTCGATCCCACTGGACCGGATGCGAACTGAGATCATGGAGGGTGAAAAATGAAAATCGGACAAGTCGTTTTTGCGGCGGTTAATACGGTAACGGGCGAGATCCTTGAAACACCGGATGGGTCATCGATCAGTGAGTATAAAGATCTGGTTGTCAAAGATATCGAGTTCGCATATCGATTGGATCAGGACAAGCGAGGGCAATACTCGGTCGTGAAAGTGAGGGTCTGCTATGGCGCCGTCTAAAACATCACAACTTACCGAGCACGCGCTCAGCGCCAAGCTCAAGCGAACACTCGACAAGATGCCCGGCGTGTTCGCGTTCAAGATTCACGGCGGGCAGTACCAGCGAGCGGGGTTGCCTGATTGGTGTGTGTTGTTTCGGGGACGCATCATTCGACATGTCGCCGGATCGACGCGATACATCGCCGTATCTCGCACCCTATTCGTCGAGCTCAAGTCACCAAAGGGTCGAGGGAAGCTCACCGAGCTCCAGACGGCGACGCATAAGAAGATCGAGGGCGTCGGTCACGATGTCATCGTCGTCACGAGCGTCGACGAGGTCCTCGCAGCGATGAAAGAGCGTGGATATGACTCGGAGCTATAGCGAATACCGGGACGCGGTTCATGAGGTCATCGCCGCGGGCATGACAAAGACGCCGCTCGGATCGGGCGCCTCGTTCGATCAGCTTGGGGACTCACGGCGCCAGCTCGTCGCGAGACTCGCCGAGCAGATCGCCGACGAGCTCGTTCTCATGCACGATGAAAAATGGAAACTCCCGAGCGAGCGATACGATCGCGACATGCGTGACTATTCCGAGCCCGGGGCGTATGACACCGACACCGACGACATGCCCCCGTCGTCGATGCGTACAAACACCGGGGGCGAGAAAGGATTGTTCTCATGACAACGGAAACACCAAACACCGAGCCCAAAGCAGAACGCAAGCGGCGGAATCAGTCGTATGTGGTGCTCGAGCGAATGAGCTCCCCAGATCTATCGGGTTCACGCGAGCACTGGGCGCCGGTCGGCGAGATCGAGATCGGTCAGGGTGGCGATGTCTTTGTAGAGACCGAGTTCGACGACCTCGCCGCGTGCGATCGCTGGATCAGGAACCACGGCGAGGACGGTTCGACATACCGTCCTGCTCGCGTCGCCGACGCCGTCGAGGTTACGACACGCACCGAGACAGTGCGCGAGCTTAAGACGCTGTAGAATCTGAATCGTCCGGGCTCGAGCTCGGAGATCCTCAACACATAGGAGACAAAGCATGTCCAAGAAAAAGAAAAACGCGACGATGATCTCGGCGATGAACTTTGCGGGGTCGTCTTATGGGATCATGGTCGGCGCTCATGCGACGACGATCATCCCCGGCGCCGACGGCGAGCGGATCGGCATCAACGCGAATCGCGAGACGCTCATCATCGTCGAGTATTCGGGCGACAATGATGGGTCAGCTCATGTGGGCGTCGTGGCGCCCGATGGTCGCAAAGCCCCGGTCGACGAGATCTCGGTGTCTGTGAGCAGCGAGCAGCCCGTCGCGTACATCAGCTCGCGTCTGTTGCCGAATCAATATCTGCACGGCGGCGACTATCACTTCGATGTCGTCGGGTCCAAAGACGCGAGCGTCCGCGTGACTGCGATTCGACTGTCATGATCCCCCGAGCCCCCCAAGTCGGCTGTAAGCATCCCGGTTGCCCGGCGATGGTTCGACCCCCGCAACGGTTCTGCGACGAGCACGCGAGTTCTATGTTCGCTCCCCGTCCGTGGAATCGAAACCGAGGGAAGTCGGCGAGCGAGCGGGGGTACGGCGCCCAGTGGCGAAAGCTGCGGGCGCGCGTTTTACGAGACGAACCCTTGTGTCGTCTCTGCACCCGGAACGGTCGCATCGTCGCAGCGGTGACGGTCGACCACATCATCAACAAAGCACAAGGCGGGACGGATGCTCGGAGCAACCTACAACCCTTGTGCGATGCGTGTCACACGGCCAAGACCCGGAAAGAAGCGGTCGAGGCACGCAAGAACAAACGGAGACCCAAGACATGAGACTGCACCACCTACTCGCCGCATTCGTGTTCATCATCCTCGTCATGTTCAGCATCGCCGCGACAGCTCTCCCCATCGCGCCCGCCCGGGTCGAGCTCATGGTCACGGCGTCGCTGCTCGTCGCGTTCGTCATCCTGTGGGTCCTCGACGACATCGATCGGGGCGTACGCAATGCGCGGATGCAATGGTCAGCGTGGCGACTGCGACGGTCGTGGATCAAGCTCGTCAAGTCACTCACCCCTGAGCAGCTCGAGACGATGAGGGACGCGGCCAGAGAAAGCGGGCTCACCCTCGAGCGTGTGGGCGCGATGCTCGGGGTTCGCCCATCGATCACGATTCAGGTCGACGAGGCGAGCTTTGATCGGGCGAGAGATCAGATCAAAAACGCTCAGGAACAGATCGCCGGGTACGGATCGAGGATCGACCCAGAGCGATCGGACGGCGACGACGACTCGTCTGTCGCGTGTGGAGCTCGGAGCTCGGAGCGTGGCACGACGGGCACGACGCGAGCTGAAAACGATCAGGGGTCGACGGGCGACGACGCGGGGAGGCGATGAGCATGACTCGGGGATCGGCGAAAACGCCGTTTTTGAGCGGGAAACGAGGTTTTTTGATTCAAAACCGCGTTTTTGAGCGAAAAATAGGGGTAGGGGGGTCATTTTTGCCAGACAGTAAGACCCCGGGGACCGCTCGCCGGGGCAACATATGCGCGACCGGCATTGGTCAATCAGGGGGGGTTATGTTCCACAGGACACCGATCATGACCCGTATTCCCCGGGGGGTGACGCGAGGAACGGATTTTCAGATTTGATTTTTGAGCGCCCATATATAGGGCGAGAACGGATGAGCACGATGTCACGACGACCCGAACCCGACGAGCTGCAGGCCCGCAAGGGGAACCCGGCAAAGCGATCTCTGAATCGCGAGGACAAACCCACGACTGAGTATCTCGACAAGGCGAGCGGGGTCCCGGCGCCGCCCGCGATGATCGCGCCGCTCAAGCGGGCGTCTGAGCTGTGGAACGAGATCGTCCCAATCCTGCAGACGATGGGTGTGCTCGGGAAAGCCGATGTCACGATCGTCGCCCGGTACTGTGTGACGCTCTCGGCGCTCGAGGTCGCTGCTCAGGATCTCGAGCGGGTCGGCTACGAAATGGAGTACAAGACCGGGGCGAAACAGATCAGCCCGGCGCTGACGGCGTACACCAAACTCAGCGACCAAGCGCTGAAGATCGAGAAAGAGCTCGGACTCACGCCCGCGGCGAGAACAAAGGTCTCGACATGGGGAGGGAATCGCCCCCCGGCACGACCAACCGATGACGCCGAGCCCGACGCGCCGCATGAGTCGGCGCCAGCTCACGACGACGAGACGCCCGAAACATTCAAGCTGACCGGGACGGACTGAACTCATGGTCGCGTGGAACCCAACCCGCCCGGCGCCCGGGATGCCGATCAACACCGACGGAGTAACATCGCGGACGGTGTCTGAGCAGTTCGCCCCTGTCGAGATCAAGTTCGACCCGGACCTGAACCGCTATCGCATGTTCAGGTTCGACGCCGAAAAAGCGGATCGCCCGATCAAGTTCATCGAATCGTTCGTCAAACATGCAAAGGGCAAGAAAGCCGGTCGGCGATTCATCCTCGAGCCGTGGCAGCGTCGCGCGATTCGCGAGGTCTTTGGGTGGATCGATGTCGAGACCGGGCTCAGACGATACTCGACGCTGTTCATTTTCCTCCCGCGCAAGAACGGAAAGTCGCTGCTCGCCGCGGCGCTCGCGCTGTACCTGTTGTGCGCTGACGGCGAGATCGGCGCCGAGGTCTACTTTGCAGCGTGCGACAAAGAGCAAGCGAAACTCTCGTTCAATGTCGCGTCGATGATCGTGAAACAGAGCGAGTTCCTCGCGTCGAATCTCAGGCCGCTCCGAACATCGATCACCCACGACGATTCGATGTCGGTGCTGTTGCCGCTCTCGAGCGATGTCACGAACAAAGACGGGAAGAATGTTCACGGCGGGATCATCGATGAGCTGCACGAGCACCCCGATCGCCGTCTCTATGATGTCATCGTAACGGGCACGGGCGCCCGTACTCAGCCGCTCATTATCATCACGACGACCGCGGGCAACCGTCGAGACTCGCTTTGTTATGAGCAGTATGAGCACGCGCGACGAGTTCGCGACGGTGACTCGCACGACCTGAGTTTCTACCCGTGTTTGTTCTACGCCGATGCCGACGACGACTTTCGAGATCCCGAGGTCTGGCGCAAGGCGAACCCGAATCTCGGCGTGTCGATATCCGAGGATTTCTTGCGGAAAGAGTGTCGCAAGGCGATCGAGCAGCCGTCATTCGAGCCCGCGTTTCGTCGGTACTACCTGAACCAGTGGGTCGGCGCGTCCGAGCGATGGATCAGCTCGGTGTCGTGGGACATGTGCGAGGGGTCGATCGGGACATCGATCGAGCAGTTCAAAGGGCGCCCATGCTACGCCGCGATCGACATGTCATCGACACAGGACATCACGGCGCTCGTGGGGATCATCCCTCGTGACCCTGACCCGAACGACGAGCTCGACATGCAGACCCTCGAGCGGATCGGCGAGATCGACGAGATCTATGACGAGACCGAGCTCGGCGTCGATCCGGCATACGGCGACATCGTCGGCGACGGTCGGATCTTCGATGTCGTGTGTAGGTTCTGGCTCCCCGCGGAGCGAGCCGATGTCCGAGAGCGGAAAGACAAGGTCCCATATCGCAAATGGATCGAGCAGGGACATATCACAAAGACCGCGGGCGGCGCCGTCAACCCGGTCGCGATCCGTCGCGAGGTTCACCGATGGGGAAACATCGTCGATCTCAAAGAGGTCGCGTGCGACCCGTGGAACGCCGGTGAAATGATGATGAGTCTCGAGGGTGCGGGGTTCAATGTCGTCCAGATCCGACAGGGGACGGTGTCGATGAATGGACCGTCAAAGGCGTTCATGCGGGCGGTCCTGTCTCAACAGATCAGGCATCACGCGAACCCGGTCCTGACTTGGATGAGCGGGAATGTCGTCGTCGAGGAAGCTGAGGGGGGGCTCATCAAGCCGTCAAAGAAGCGATCCCCCGAGCGCATCGACGGTATCGTCGCGTGCATCATGGCGCTGTCTCGTGCTATGCTATTGCGAGAGCCCGCGGGCAGCGTGTATGAACAGCGAGGGCTCAGGGGCGACGACGAATCCATGACATGAACGGGGCTGACACATGATCCGAGCATTTACCGGCCGAGCTGAACGGACACCGATTGTCGTCGAGAAACGCGAGGCCGTGTCGACCGCGACACAGGATCGAGAGATCCTCGAGGCGCTCGGATTGATCGAGGGCGGATCGTCGTTCAATATCGGGATCACCGAACGGACCGCGCTGAACATCACAGCGGTTTGGAGCGCGGTTAGATATATCGCCGACACGATCGCGATGCTCCCGACCTATGTTCAGGAACGGGTCAGCGACGACGAGTTCAAGCGGATACACGACCACCCGGTCGCCGAGTTCCTGCGATCCCCGATGCCCGAATGCCCCGAGTACACGACGACGCAAACCCTGCTCGCGTCGGCGAACCTGCATGGGAACGGTCTCGCGCTGATCGAATGGTCTCGAGGTCGCGACCCTATCGGGCTGCGAATCATGGACGCCCGGTCATTCAACGCGAGATACCTCGACGCTCGTGAGCTGTTCCCGAAAGCGTTTGTGTATGAGTTCCCCGTACTTGGCGCGAGCGGGTATCGATTCGCACCGAACGATGTCCTGCACATTCGCACACTCTGCACGATCAGCAACGCGGGCAACAATGTTTACAAGGGTCTGTCGCCGATCAAACAAGCGGCGAGGACCCTCGCGATCGCGACGGCGGGCGACAACTACTCGGGGCACCTGTACGCGGGCGGCGCCAAACCTGCGGGCGTCGTCTCGCTCGACGGGACAATGAGCGACGAGGCGTACAAGCGATTCAGGGAGTCGCTCAATCGGATCATGTCTCGGATCAGGTCAGACCCCGGCGCCGTCGATGCGGGTCCGCTCATCTTGGAAGATGGCGCCACATTCAACCCGTGGGGCATGACGGCCGAGGATGTCCAACTACTCATGACTCGCCGATTCCAAGTCGAGGAAATCGCTCGACTGTATCGGGTCCCCCCACACAAGATCGGTTCGCTCGAGAAATCATCGTTCAACAATATCGAGCAACAGAACATCGACGCCGTCACCGACTCGCTGCAGCCGTGGGTCGAGCAGCTCGAGCAGGAGTTCAGCCGCAAGCTGATCCACCCGTCCGAGCGTGGGCGGTTCCGGGTGCGGTTCGACCTGAACGGGGTCCTGCGCGGCGACTTCAAGTCGCGGACCGAGGGATACAGAAACCTCGCGATGATCGGATCGATGAGCGCCGACGAGGCCCGCGTCGCCGAGGGGATGAACAAGCTCCCGAACGGGATGGGATCTCGCCCCCGCGTCGCGGTAAACACGATGCCAGCTCCGACGACCGAGCAGGCCGACAAGCATGTCGAGAAGATCATCACCGAGGCAAAGACACCGACGGAAACAGCCCCGGGCACGGGCGACGGCGGCGACGGCGACAAATAAGTTATAATCCCCGCATAGGAGATCAACGATGTCTGTGACACTGACACACGAACCGGGCAAGCTCGCGACCGAAACCCGTCGACTCGAGGGTCGCATTGAGCTGCGGGAATCCGACGACGGGACCGTCACCCTGACGGGGAAAGCGATCGTCTACAACTCACTCAGCGACGACCTGTGGGGCATGCGCGAGAAGTTCATACCCGGGGCGTTCGCGTCATCGCTCGAGGGCGACGATACCGACGATGTCCGGGCGCTCGCTCATCACAACCGAGATCAGGTCATCGGTCGACAGAGCGCGGGGACGCTGCGACTTAACGATCAGCCCGACGCGCTGTATTTCGAGATCGACATGCCAAAGACGAGCTACGCGAACGACCTCGTCGAGTCGATCCGCCGGGGGGATATCACCGGAATGAGTTTCGGATTCCGGGCGATTGAGGACGAATGGGACTATGACGACACGACGGGCGCCAACCTGCGAACGGTCAAGAAAGCGAGACTCAGGGAGATCTCGCCCGTCTCGTGGCCCGCATACCCACAGAGTGTCGTCGACGCTGAAAAGCGGAATCTCAGCGAAACGCTCGACGAGGTTCGTGCTAAACTGCAGGAAAGCGACAAGGGTGATGACACCGGAGACGGTGGGGATGGTGGCGGGACTTTGAACAACGAACATAGGGAATCCCTCGAGCTGTGGCGTACACAGATCGAACTTGAATCCGGGGCGACACCCGGCCAGTGAGAACCGACACGAGGTCGGAATAGGAGCGCAAAGATGCCAGCAACAAAGAAAGCCGATTTGTCAAGTCGCCTCGACACCCTCGAGGCAACCCGCAAAAAGAACATGGACGCGGCCGCGTCGATCATCGATAAGGCGATGTCCGAAAAGGACGACGCTGGGAACGAGGGTCGCGCGATGACAGCCGACGAGCGTACCGAGGTTCGCGGCCTGCAGACGGCCGCAAAGGAAGCACAGGAACAGATCGATATCCTGCGCGAGCAGCTCGGTCTCTCCGACACGGCGGACCCCGGGAAACTTCACCTCATCAAAACAGCGGGATCGACGCGAGGCGCGAACGACGCCGAGGAAATCAGCGAGGAAGAAAAGCGATACGCTGACGCATTCTGGAAGATGCATAAGCACGGCGAGCGGAGTCTGTCGAACGACGACCTCGAGACACTGCACGCCCGTCGCGTCGAAAGCCGAGATCTCTCGGCGGGCACCGACGCCGACGGCGGGTTCACTGTTCCTACGGGTTTTTGGCCCAAGCTCATCGATAAGCAAAAGGCGTACACATGGTTTGACGCCGCGGGCGTTTCGTACCTCCCGACCGCTCAGGGTCACGACATGCCGTTCCCGGTTTCTGACGGGACCGCTGAGATCGGTGAGCTCATCGCCGAAAACACGGCGGCGGCAACTGCGAACCCGACATTCACACAGCTCACCCTCGGCGCCTATCTGTTCTCGTCGAAACAGGTCCGCGCGTCGCGTGTGCTCATGCAGGACAGCGCGATTGATATCGAGGGGTTCCTCGCGAAGCGACTCGGCGAACGACTCGGTCGAATCGTCGCTCAGTACGCGACGACCGGCACGGGCACGGCGCAGCCGTACGGTGTCGTGACTCAGGCGTCGGCGGGCGTGACGGCGACCGGGACAACCGCGATCACCCTCGACGAGATCATCGACCTGCAGCATTCCATCGATCCCGCATATCGCGGGAATGGCCGTTGGATGTTCCATGACAATGTG